GTACTCAACTGGCGAATATACATATGGGTTAGGCACATATGGTGTTACTGCATATGGGCTAACCTGGGGATTGTTAAGTTGATCAACTGCCGTCTCAAGAGCAATACGACCGCCTGAAACATATGCCGTAAATGCAGTCCCATCAACAGGCTCGCCGCTTACTGGATCCTTCAATGAGAATGTTGTACTACCAAGAACAACAATAGCATATCTGTTGTTGTTTAGTTGCTGCATTCCACGATCAGAAACCCCAGTTTCTCCCAAATCTGTAATCCTTACGATCTGGTTAGTCTGGAATGTATACGCACTATGAGTAATTACCACTGGATCGGCAGCTGTAATCCCAGAGATAGTAGCATGACGGCTACTTACACCACCGGAAGTATCTGCAACGGTAAATCCGTTTGTAGCAGTATCCAAGAAGTTAAATGATGCACCAGCAGATGAATCAATAACTTGTTGTTGAAAAGCGTGAGCCGCTGTTGTTTGATCTCTAAACCAAACAGAAAGCGGCTTCCCAGCTGCTGTAGCTGTCCAATCTGACAAATTATAAAATGTTACTTTGTCGGGTTGAAAGTTAAATGTGAACGTGTGAGCTGTCCCTGCAGAGATAAACTTATAAGCTTCTGTGCAAGTTTGCCCGAGAAATAGATCTGACATAAAATAAACTCCTTATGCTTACGCTTTTGTTGAAAGTAGAGTGACCATATGCGAATCATCTAAGATTGCCGCGTTAAACCACGCAGTGAAACCCATAGATTGGAAGCGGTTCAGGTAATCATTAAAACCAAGTGGCTTCAAGATCATCTCTGTTGATACTTGGTCCAACCCTACATAACCATAAGCGTTTGCTCCAACAAATGTATTGGAATAAACTGGAGGATTGGCAGACGTTACTTTAACAAGCGTAGAAGTTACCCAACGAGCTTCATCCGTTGCACCAAATTCAGCCTGTAACACAGCTTCTTGAGAGCCGTATTGAGACGTTGGCACAAATGCATCAAGGTTTCTAACATCTGGTTTAAGGTTAACGTGTGTTGTTACCCAAAAACCAGCTTCAACAGGTCCTGTACCAAAACGTGAAGTGCCGTCGATGGTTGGTGTCATTTTTTCTGTATCGTTATCATCTAGATACTGAATAGCACGATTAACATCTGTTTGTGTTAATTCCGTGATAGCATTACCGTTAACGCCATTCAAGCATGAAATTTGTGGTACTGCTGCATCCCAAACATCGCGTGTAACCTTGTCTAGCATAGTATGCATGCACTGTGAAAGGTTATCCGCTGTTTCACTAGCTGTATCATCTTCTACAACGAGAAGAACTTTACGGCCAAGGAGAACGACTTTACCAAATTCTTGGATAGTGACGTTGATATCAAACTTTTGTACTTGCTCTGGTGCTGGATCAGCATCTTGAGAAAGTACCACTGGATCTGAATTCAAGTTTTCTTGGCGTCTAAATGCCATTGTGTCTGTATTCTTTTGCGGTAGTGTAAATGCACGACCGAAAAGATTGTGTACGCAACGTGGTTTAGAACGTTGTAGTAGGGCTCTATGTGCCCAAGCATTGCTCATCGAGCCGTAGCCGGAAGTCGTTGTAACTGACATATTTTCCTATGCCTATCTGCGCTTTTTCTGTGAGTTTCTCCAAGCAGAAAATTCAGAGTCTGACATATTCATGACATCGACAGCTTGATTCAATGCAGTATTTTTGGGAACTCCACCGGGGGCATTGGGTGCCTCTTTTTTAACTTGTTGAGGAGTCCTAATATTCTGCTGTTGTTTAGGCGTTAATGCATCCATGAGTGTGTAAGCCTCTTCATATCTGTTTGACGCTTGGTTAATCGCACTTGCGAGATTAGGTCTTTGTTTTAAAAAGTTAGGTAAAAACTCATTTATTTTTTCGTATTTCTCAGGGTTTTGCTTTATCCAAAGTCTTTCTTCTATGACTCTAATTGCCTCTTCCTGAGACTTGCTTAAATCTTCTTTTGTAGCAGACTCATAACGAGAATTATCATCTTCTACAGGTTTTTGCTGCTCCTGTTGGTGCTGCAAATTCCTTTGTCTTTCCCATTGAAGTTCCAACTCCATTTCCCTTTTTTTCTCCCGTAGTTTTTGTACTACAGATAAAGGGACCATCGTTGTTTTTTCTTGGGTTTCTTCCTTTTCGACATTCTCTACAGGTACTTCTTGCACCTGTTCTATGATCTGTTCAATTGCTTCTTGAGGCTCTACGGCATCCTCTTCCATTTTTAACTCCGTCATTTATAGCGTGACATAGCCTGTCACGATGGCATAGCGCCCTTTGCTTGCAGGTAGGCGACACCTGTTGTATTAAATTCTACAGCTAATTTTCCATTCTTTCTAGTCACCATCCACAATATTTCGCATATGCCTTTCGAGTTATTTACCCAAAAAACCATTTGATTAGAAACAAAAGGAGGCAATCTCTTTGTAATCACAGGCTGGGATACAACAAATTTTGTCGGATCCATCTGATCAAACTTTGCATGAATCACCAAATAATAGGTAAATTTTAAATGCTGATTAGCTAAAACAGCATTGTCTACTACATCATCTATCGTTTTTTTCAAAGCTATTTTCTCATCCACAAAATTTCTGGGGAGAAGAAGACCGCTTTGGGGATCTGCAAGAAGATTACAAGTCATTATTACATTCCGCTTTTACCGCGAAGTGAATCTTGTTGCTTTTGTGCCTTCTGTAAAAGGCCATTTGCTTTTGCTTGGTCTGTATTCATGCCCGGGCCGCATTTTGGTGCAATTCTGCTTGCTGCTGACATCGGGTTGCTCTTGTAAGAGCACAGACCAGTTCCTGAGTCCATGTTTCCTTTACCTTTCATCATTTTAGCCTCCTTGGCCTATTTATTTTGTGTTTCACTTGCTCACTATTGAGCATGTGAGGTATTATCCTTTTATGGATAAAATCTGTGCTTCATGCAAAAACACTTTTACTACGTATCAAAAACGACAAATCTTTTGTAGTATTTCTTGCGCTCAAAAATCTAGACATTCCAAAAATGTAGTAATTTGTAAAAACTGTAAAGTTGAATTTTCTACATGCCAAGGAAATAATGCTAGGCGTTTTTGCTGTAAAGCATGTTTTCATGCGTTTAACACTAAAGAAAAGGTTCCTTTCACTTGTAAAAATTGCGGAAAAATTTCTTACTTTAGAGAAACAATCACTAAACACAGAACAACATGTTGCAAAGAATGTAAGTACGAACTCCTTGGCAAAGAAAACGCAATTCGTCTTCGTCAAAAAAATATATGTGGTAAAAAACACCCATCTTATAAAAAAGGAACTGTGTATTACAGAAAACTTGCATTTTTGAATTTTCCTAAAGAATGCGTTTGCTGCAAAAGTGAACTTTATAAACTTCATGTGCATCACATTAATGGGGATCGAAACATTAACGAATTGGGAAATCTTGCTTTGCTTTGCCATTGTTGTCATAAACGCCTCCATACAAGATGCAAGAAATACAATCTAAGTGTTGAGCAAAGTTTAGAACTAGGAAAACTCACAGGCCACCTCCCAAGAGAGAAGAGTTACCTAAGGATTCCTGGGGTACTTGCTGAGGTTGAGGCTGCTGTTTCTGCTGTACTTGCGAAGCCTGCTTGAATTCCTCTCTTTGTTCAATCATATCAGCTACATTTGCAGTCCTATCGGTAACCACTGCTTGTTGCTGCTGCTCTTGTTCTTGTAGAGTGTTTAAAAAGCCAAGAACTTTAAGTATACGATCTTCATGTAAACTTGAAATCTCTACTATCGCTTTAGCACGAGCTAACACAGCATCAGCCATATTCGAAGCGGCTTCCGAGTGTCTCTCTTCCGCTAATCCAATATCTGCTAATATTCTAGCCTCTCTTTCTTTTGCTAAAGAAAGGTTTGCTATTTTTTGGCTGTTAGCCAGTTCTAAGGCCATTCTTTCTTGTTCTGCGAGTTTTTCCTGTTGCTCAGATAGTTTAGCATCCTTAGCTCTCATAGCCTCTTCAAGATCGCTTAATCCAGCCATAGACAATGCTTTTACAATCTCTTCTTGTGGAACATCGACAATACCATCTTTCTTGAGGTTTACTAGCTCGTAGTAGTAAGCGTCTTTCTGAGATTTGGAACGCACACCCTCTTTTATAACCGCATCGTATTGCTCAAATTCTTTTTCATAAAATTGGTCTGTTGGTCTTTCTGCAAGAATACGCTCGATTTTTCCAGGTGGATAATGGTTTTGAATAGTCTTAAGAATAAGGCCACCTAAAACTTGTTGAGAAGTTTCGACGTTATCAAATATTTTGCGATTACCTCTTAAACCTTGTGCAATCCTGACCTGTGCAAGGCGACCAGATACTTGAGTGTTACCCTTGTCATCTACACCAAGAACACTCTCATTGACGTTTGAAAGTGTCAGCGTTAATTGGTCTAACACCTGTTGATACTGGATTAATTCTGGCGATGCGTTTCCACCGCGTAACTCTTGAACGGAATCTAAACCTTGTGGTGCATTTTCAGCATCAACACCAATAATTTTGTTTTGTCCAGATTGCTGCATATCCTGAGGATCTGGGACTGAGCCAATTAAATATTTATATCCTGTCGAGATAGTGCTATCCATCATATCGACGATTTTCATGTGACGTTTATTAAACTGTCTTTGCGCGCTCCAGTTGCTTGACGCTATGCCCTGTATACGCTGGGATGGCATCCAGATTGACGGCTCCATATAACAAATTAAAGGAACAAACGGATATGTTTCGTTTATTCCTGTCTTGTCGTCACCGCAATAAAATCGTTGTCCATTTAGCAAAATATTTAGCTCTACAAACGACCTTTCTACATCTCTAATTTCTATTTCAGGAATTTGATCATCTGGAATACCTAGAATATCAGAATCTTTTCTCATGTCCTCAAAACGTCTAATACCAAGCTTTAACTTATCTTTTTCTTCTTTTGATAGATCTGTGATATCTCTATAATAAGATGCTTTTAGATCGACCAAAAACTGCCTTGTGCGTGTGACTCTTTTATAGTATTGATCGTATGCAATGAGATTTTTATTTCTAGAAAATGTTGTAAATTCTGGGTGATATTGTTGGAATTTGTCGTCTCTAAAACCATATGAAATATCATCTATTTCTTTAGGGTCAAGAAACGGTAATAATTGCTTTGCATACTGCTTGTCTATTAGATCCCGAGTGATAGCAAAGGAACAGTCGTGCAGGTCTATTGATTCAAAAGTAGGATCAAGGAAAAAAGAGTTGTATGTTCGTTTGAAAAACTTTATATCACCGTTTATAAAATCTTTTGAATAGTCCATCTGTATACCGCATAGCGATATACCAGATTTAAACGCTTCGTCTGCTGCGTCTAAAAATACTGGATAGCCTAGACCCTTATCCCAGATATAATATGATAATTTTGTGAACTGGTCGGCTGTTTTTTGATCTGATCCCTCAACCGGTGAGTAAATAACCTGATTGATATTATCTCTTAAATAACCTGAAAAAAACTGCAGAGGTCTACGCATGATATTTAATTCTAGAGGTTCTCTGCCTTCTTTTATTAACTCTCTGCGCTCTTGATCGCTCCAAGTGTATCCAGATGCAGCCAACGTATACACTTGAGCATCCTTATTAAACGGAGCCCAATAATCATGCGCATATCTATAGTTTTCTTGAAATTCACTGCGTATTTCATTATCTGTTAGCATATTTTCTCACGGTACTGTTAATCCCACAATACACAAGTGATTCTTTAAATCAAAAATAAATTGTGTTAATATGGTTTTTTTATTCTGCTATCGACAGCAATCCTATGTTTTTCCATCGCGCCACCCTTAGATCCTACTGTTTCTAGATGCCCAACAGCTTGTGTTAAATATTGAAAGCAGTCAGCATAATTTGAATTTATGTCGTGTAGTGGGTCTTCCAAGTATCTCCCTTGTGCCTCATTCCATTTCTTTCGATATTTAGCTATTGCATCTAGAAATGGCTTAACTTTTGCCACATTAAAAACACAACGATCCATCTTTATTTTTGCATGCGATATAGATAATTGCTTGTCCATGCGCTTGAGAACGTGAAACTTCGTGTTTGTGGCAGAAAATAACCGTCGAAAGTCTCTCTCATAAGTATTTGACGTATCCAGCGCGTCTCTTTTTACTGAATCGTGTGGAAGAAATATTGTATTGTATGTGTATTTCTTATCTTGAAGAAGAAATTTAGCGTAAAAATCTACACCTTTGTTTTTGTCCTCGTAGTAGTCGATTACGCGTATTTCGCCGTGTGCTATTTGGAAGAATGCCATTACTGTCAGATCGTTAACGCCTATGTCCATTGCGATGTAAACGGGAAGCAGCGCGTCATATAGCGATGTATACAGACACCTATTATCTGCATACGCTTTGCTGATAGACTCTGCAAAATAGAACGCGTCGGACGTTGATAAAAACGCCTCTGAAACAGTGCTCGGAAACTCTTGTTTGATTTTATCTCCGAGAATCCTTGATTGTACAACGTACCAATTTTTTTGTAGCTGTGTGATTGTTTCTCCAGTTTCAGCTTCAATCTTTTTAAAATAGTCATTGAAAGAAACGTCATAGTCAATTTTGCCCTCAAGTACATATGAAGGCTCTTTTAGCCAGTTATAGAAGAATAATTTATAATCTAATGCCGATAGATTTTCGTTTCCTTGTCTTGCTGCTCCCATCACCATGTCAGCAAAATATCCTTCGTTCCCCTCGCCTGTCGATTCAATTATTATCTTTCCATCACGTGGAACAGTTTGCAGCGTGCCTGTTATTACTTCTTCTGCTTTTTGCGGATTACGTGAGCATGTTTTACCAAATTCTGACACTAAAACAATTTGATACGCTCCGCCTCGCAGTGTTGTATCAACTCGCAGCACTGAGCCATTTGCAAAGGTTATTTCTCTTGCAGATCTATTAATTACCTCAACACGCAGCCACTTAGGCAGATGATCTAGTGCATATCCAATGATCCGCTTAAAAATATGTTGTGCGTGCTCTAAAGAATAGCTGACAATCCCAGCCGATAAATTTGGTGTCCAAATGCACGCGTCAAGTAAATACAAAACAGCAAACGTGCTCATACCTAGCTGTCGAGCCTTTAAAATGATATTACGGTTATGTAAATTATTTAAAACGTCTGACTGCACTTCATTTAGCTTGAAAAGAAGATCGCCACCATCGCGATCGATGATGTGATAGATGTGGTTAAGACGATATTTGTTGTCGTCGCAGAGATCGAGGTCAACAGCCATTTACTATTTTTTTAAGCATAAGAATTTGTTCAGGTGTCATTGTGTCTTTAGGAGTTTCTAAAAGTTTTTTTAGGTTCGCTTCAAATTCTGCACTTTTTTGTGCTTGCTCGTTAAGAAAGTAATCATATGTCTTAGCGTTAAGATCATACGCTTTAACATGTAGTTGTTCTGAATTAAGTAATTCTTCTCTTCTTGCTCCAATACAAGTCTTTGCAAACTCATACGCTTGTGAAAACTCTGTAGATTCTTTTGCCCAAACGCTTATGTATGATGGAGGTAACATTACTTCATAGGTTGCACAAAATTTACAAAGATTTATGCTATCGGGTTTTTTAGCCCATTCGATTAAATCATTAGCTATTTTTGATCTATCGTATTCGGGTGGTCTTCCTCCAGCCATTATTTTATCTCCATCGATGCGCGAATGCGAATGTCTTCCGGATCGCCTATAAAGTTAAGTTTTGCTTCAGCAATACGTTTCTGTATTTCAGGGTCATCGTATGTCATTGTATAAGGTGTATACATAAGGAATTTCTGTCTGTATGTGCGCTCTGAATCTTTTAATATGACTGTAAGTTCTGACATAAGCACACAGTATTAAAGATTTAAATTTAGGTCAATGCTACTTTTTCTTATTAGATTTTACGGAAGTTGCAGGAGGCGTACATAATTTCGGAATAATTCTATTTTCTAGAGATATCATGCGAGATTTAAGTAAGTCAAGATCGTTGATTAAATTTTCTTGCAA